GGCGCGAACGATCCGGTCCGCGCCCGCCGGCCGCGCGCCGACAGCGCGCTGATCGATCGGCTGCTGGCCGACAGCGGCCGCCTGCGCGCGCGCGGCAAGCCCGGGCTGCTGGACCTGCTATTTGGCTGAGCCAGCCGATCAGGTCATTGCGCTTGCCGTTAAAATGCGAATGGTATAGCCTGATGAATCAATACCTTGTATAGACGGGACAGACCATGCACCGACTGCATCCCAATCTGCGACCCTGGCTGGCCGAGCTCAACCAGCAGACTGCGCAACGTTTGGCCGAAGGCTACAAGCCGACGGCGATAGGCGCGCGGGAAGCATTGGCGCAGTTGACCGCGCAGATGGTCGCGCCCGGGCCGGACATCGCCTGGGTGAACGATGACCTGGTGCCGGGCGGCGCTTACGCCGTGCCGGTGCGCATCTACCATCCCGCACCCAAAGAAACGTTGCCGGTGCTGGTCTTCCTGCACGGCGGCGGCCACATGGCGGGAAGCGTCAGCGTCTACGACGGCATCAACCGCCGCCTCGCCGCCGCCAGCCGGCACATCGTCGTCGCCGCCGAATACCGGCTGTCGCCGGAAAATCCCTACCCAGCCGGCCTCGATGACGCGCTGAGCGTGGCCAGGCATGTGTGGCGCGCGTTGGACGAACGCGGGCTGGCCTACCGGCGGCGCCTGTCGCTGGCCGGCGACTCCGCCGGCGGCGCGCTGTGCGCCAGCCTCTGCGGCCTTGCCGATCCATCGCTTGAGATTTCGCGCCAGGCGCTGATCTATCCCTGCGTCGACTACACGCTGGCGCAGCCCTCGGTGGCGGAAAACGGCGAAGGCCTCTTCCTGACCCGGGCCCGCACCGACTGGTATTTCGACAATTACTTCCAGCACGGCGAAGACCGCGGCCGGGCATCGCCGCTGCACTGGGCGCTGGATGCCCCGCCGCCCGCGACGCTGGTGATCACCGCCGGCCGCGACATCCTGCGCGACCAGGGCCAGTTATACGCGGAGAAGTTGCAGGCGGCCGGCGCCGAAGTGGAACGGCTGCATCTGGAGGACCAGGTGCACGCCTTCCTGAACATGGAAGCGCTGGTGCCGGAAGTATGCGAACTGGCTTACCGTCGCATCGGCGCCTTCCTCAACGCCGGCTGAACGCCTCGCCCCTGCGGCCTGCGCGCTGAAATCCTTCAACTTCGGAAACGCGCGCCTCCCGGCGCATGCTGCGTCTCAGTAGTTTTCCGGGAAGAAATGCCGCTCGGTCAGCTCGATCAGGATATGCAGCACCTTGATGTGCAGTTCCTGCACGCGGTCGGCGTAGCTGCCGCCCGGGGTGTTGACGTAGACGTCGGCCAGCGGCTCCAGCTTGGCGCCGGCGCGGCCGGTCAGGATCACCACCTTGACGCCCAGCTCGCGCGCCACTTCGGCGGCGCGGATCACGTTGCGGCTGTTGCCGCTGGTGCTCAGGCCGATCAGCACGTCGCCGGCGCGGGCGTGGCTTTCCAGGTAGCGGGCGAAAATCTCGTCGTAGCCGTAGTCGTTGCCGACGCAGCTGATGTGGCTGGGGTCGCTGATCGCGATCGCCGCCATGCCGCGGCGGTTATCGCGGTAACGGCCGGTGAGCTCTTCGGCGAAATGCATCGCGTCGCACATCGAGCCGCCGTTGCCGCAGGAGAACACGCGGCCGCCGGATTCGAGCGCGCCGATGATCGCCTGCGCCGCCGCCTCAACGGAGGCCAGCGCCTGCGGATTGGCCAGCAAATTATCGAGCGCGGTCTTGGCCTCGCCCAGGCTGGCGCGGATATGGTCTTGCATGATGAATTCCATTGCTTGGTCAGGCTCTAGTGTACACCTGATGATCCGGCGGCACGGAACGGCCGGCGTCTGGCCCGGCCCGGCAAGGCGGCATCGATCGCGCGACGGACACCGCCAGCAAACACCACGCGCGCCAGAATGCCCGCCGACGCGCTCAGGCGATCTGCCGGCCGAACCACACCACCCGTCCGATCACCTCGAATTCGCCGGCGGAGCGGGACAAGTCGACGGTGAAAGTTTCATACAAGGGATTGGCGCTCTTCACTTGCACCGCGCCTCCGGGCAAGCGCTGCAGCTGCTTGACGAAGATGTCATCGCCGATGCGGATCACGAACAAGCCTTCGCCGGGATTGCGCTCGGCGGTGTTGACCAGGATGGTGTCCCGGTCCTCCAGCACGCCGCTCATGCTGTCGCCCTTGACGCTGATCACCACCAGATCGCGCGGCGAGGCGTTCAGATAGTTCTTCACCCAGTAGCGGCGGAAGGCCATATAGAACATCGGCTGCTCGCCGGCGGCGCTGGTTCCAAAGCCTGCCGACGCCTTCAGGTTATAACGCGGAATGAAACAGAACTCCTCTTGCACTCCGGCAGGAATTTCATGCTCATCGGCGTCGCCGCGCGCGGGCAAGGCCGGCAATCCGGCAGGCGTGGCTGCCTCGTGCGCCTGCGCGCGCTCATCCTGCATCGGGCCATCGCCGTACAACAGCCACTCGACCCGGCAGCCGCTGCCGGCCGCGATCTTTTGCGCGGTTCCGACCCGCGGAACGCCGCCCTTGTACCACATATTGGTGAACGACCCCTTGTTGAGACCGTGGCGCGCCGCCCAAGCGTAGGGCTTCTCGCTGCCGATCAATAGTTCCAGGCGCTGCCGGAAATCGGTCTGTTGCTGCGAATTTTCCATTTGGAACTCCATCGGAAGTCATGCACGGTTGGAGCGGCGCCCCAGATTACCATTGCATTGTCATTTTGTCGAATGTAACTGACATAAGTAGTGACATCCCGTTGCTTGTTTAGTTCAAAAGCAAGGCATACAATAGCAATCATACTTCATAAGTAGTTCTACTAATTAGCAATGATACTTATAAAAGTGCTAAAATGTATGCACCCAACTACCAATGAAGTTCTAATAACTGCCTACATAAAACCCAGACTCTCCCTGGTTTAGCCTTGCTCAAACTATAACTCATTTAGAACTATTTGTCTGCCAAGGCCCTTCGAGGGGCTTTCAGGAGCTCACGTGATGAATACCGCCGCGCAATATCCCGCTCTGCCCTCCACCATGCAACTGGTCGCTCAGCTGATTGGCATGCCGCGCACTTTGCAGTTAGTGCAGGCGCTGGGCGGCACCACCCTGCCCTTCTCCAAGAACCAGAGCCGCGCCGGCCAGCTGCGCTTCGCCGCGCTGGTGGAGGTGATCGGCCAGGAGGCGGCCGAGCGGCTGACCGGCCATTTCGGCGGCGACATCCTCTATATCCCGCGCTGCAGCACCGCGCTGCGCCAGGCGCGCAATCAGCAGATGATCCGCGACTTCGACGCGATGCTGGTGGAAGGCCTCGGCGCCAACGAAGCGGTGGGCGTGCTGGCGATGCGCTATCGCCTCAGCGACCGCATGGTCTGGCGCGTGCTGAAAACCCCGCCGGCCGACTGCGAAGTGCACTGATCCCCCGGCACGGCGCCGCCGAGGGCCGCCTACCCGCCTCCCAGGCCGAGCAACGCATTCATCAGGCAAAGGAGACCTCATGGCAAGCCGAGCCATTTCCGATCTGCACCCGCAACTGCAGCCGCTGGCTGAAACCTTTCTGCGTCTGTGCCGGGACCAGGGCGTGGACCCGCTGCTGATCTGCACCTGGCGCTCGGCCGCCGAGCAAGAACAGTTGTACCGCCGGGGCCGGGAACTGCCCGGCGTCATCGTCACCTACGCGCGTCCCGGCGAATCGGCCCACAACGCGATGCTGCACGGCAATCCCGCCGCCCGCGCCTTCGACGTGGTTCCGCTGCACGCCGGCAAGCCCATCTGCGACATCGACCACCCTCACTGGCAGGTGATGGGGCGGATCGCCCAGTCCTTGGGCTTGTACTGGCACGGCACGCTGGAAGCGCCGCTGCATGAGATACCCCATTTCCAACTGTCACTGGAGAAATGAGCATGCGCCTAGCCGACCTGCTCCGCCATCCGCGCAGCCGCCGCCTCAGCCACAGCCGGCTGTGGGCCAATATCGCCTGCGCCGCGGCCACCATCATGTTTCTGGTCAATGGCTGGCGCGGCTCGCTGACCGCCGACATCTGGCTGATCTATATGGGCGTAGTCGGCGGCTACTCGGCCACGCTGCGGCTGATCGCCGCCTATCGCGACCGGAGCCGGACATGATCCCCGCCTCCTTCCTGCGCCTGGGCTCCGGCCTGCTGCTGCCGCTGCTCGCCGCCGCCGGTGGTTACGCGCTGGGCCACAGCCAGAGCCGCCAGTACTGGCAAACCAAGCTGCAGGCCACCGTCGCCGAGATGCAATCGGCGGACAGCCGCACGCAACAACAACGCCAGGCCGCGGCCATGGAATTGCAGCGGCAATGGCGCCAACGCATCGATCAACTGGAAAGCCGGCTGCTGGAACAACAGCAGGCGCTGCAAGCACAGCAACGGCGACACGCGCAAAGGATAGACGATGTCACCCGCAACGATGGTCCCCGCTTTACTGGCCTTGGCCCTGACAGCCTGCGCCTCTACCGCCAGCTCCTCGGCTATCCCGACGAGCTGCCCGGCGCCCAGCCCTTACCTGCTGGAGCTGCCGCCCAAACCGCCGGCGCCGATGCCGGGCTACCGGCGCCCGATCTCCTCGCCCACGCCGCCGACTACGGCGCCTGGTGCCAGCAACTGGAGCAACGCCTTGTCGCCCTGAAACAACTCTACTCTCAACAGGAACCCACACCATGACCGACTTCTTCGACCGGGCCAGCGAGCTGGAAACCGAATTCCGCGAGCAGGCGCTCGCCCGCCACTTCGAGCAATGGCGCCAAAGCGGCCTCAGCCACTGCGAGGACTGCGGCGATCCGATTCCCGGCGCCCGCCGCGCGGCCATCCCCAGCTGCACCCGCTGCGTGCTATGCCAGCAACTGGCCGAGAAGTGAGAGGTTTCACGTGGAACACGACAACCTGCTGGCCCTGGGCCGCATAGAAGGCAAGCTTGACATGATCGTTGCCCACCTCGCCAAACAGGACAAGAAACTGGAAGAGCTGGACGGCCGTCTGCGCGACGTCGAAATCCAGGCCGCCAAGAGCGGCGCGGTATCCGGCGCCCTGTCCGCGCTGCTGGTCACCCTGGCCGGCGAACTGCTCAAGCGCCTAGTGCACTGACACCCCTCAGCTAAGCCCCGACGCCGCCCGGCGTCACACTCTCCCCATCCTCACCATCGTTCCAAGGAATGACCATGTCCATGCTGATTTCCGTGCAAACCGCCATCGCCGACCGCCTGCGCCAAGGCATGGGCCGGATGGTGCGCGAAGTGGCGGCGGACCTGGACGAAACCGCCCTGTGCGGCCTGCAGCTGGCCCACGGCGATTACGCCAGCCGGCTCACCCCCGGCCAGTCCAGCCCCACCATCAATCCGCAGGCGCTGGCCAGGCTGCCGGCGCTGTGGACCGTCGCCGGCGGCATCACCTCCAGCCAGCCGCAGGCCAGCCAGCGCCTGCGCTACAAGGCCAACGCGCTGTTCACCGTCATCGTCGGCGACCGCTTGCAAGCCGACGCCAACTACGCCGGCGCCGGCGTCTGGCAACTGGTCTACGCAGCGCGGCGCCTGCTGGCCTCGCAGGATTTCGGCCTGGCGGTGAATCCGCTGCTGCCGGAAAAAGTCCGCCCGCTGGGCCAGGCCCCGCGCGACGGCCAGCCTTGGAGCCTGGTGGCCTGCGACTTCAGCACCTATTGGCTGGACGAGGCGCTGGACAACGGCCACTGGCCGTCGCCGCAAACCGACGCCGACCCGGACGCGCTGTTCCGCGCCTTCGGCGGCCGCTTGGAAGACCCGGCCAAAACCTGGCAGAGCACCCAGCTCAACTACAACCTGGCCGGCTCCGCAGGCGTCAAGGCCCAGGATGTGGTCGCCAATCCCGCGCCGTCTCAGAACTAAACCGCTTTCCCCTCGCCGCGCCAACCGGCGCGGCACCTCCCCAACCGCCACACCAGGAGCCTTTCCTTATGGCTAGCGCCAACATCAGCTTCGACCAGATTCCGGCCTCGATCCGCAAGCCGGGCAAATACTTCGAGTTCAACACCAAACTGGCGGTGCGCACGCTGCCGGGCAATCCGCAGCGCGTGCTGGTGATCGGCCAACGCCTGGCCGACACCGCCGCCCAGCCGGCGCTGGCCGCGCTGGACGTGTTCAGCGACGATCAGGCCGCCCAGGCCTTCGGCCGCGGCTCCAACGCCCACCTGATGGCGCGCGCCGCGATCAACGCCAACCCCTACCTGCAGCTGACCGTGATCGGCGTTGACGACGCGGCCGCCGGCACCGCCGCTTCCGGCTCCTTCACCTTCAGCGGTCCCGCCGCCGCCGCCGGCGTGCTGAGCCTGTTCATCGGTGCCGTCCGCGTCGACGTAGCCGTCGCCGCGACCGACGATCCGACCAAGATCGCCGCCAATGCGCAAGCCGCCATCGCCAAACTGACCGACCTGCCGGTCACCGCATCCGCCGCCAAGGAAGTGCTGACCCTCACCGCCCGCCACAAGGGCAGCATCGGCAACGGCATCGCGCTGAAGGCGCAGGAGCAGATCGCCGGCCTCGGCGTCGTGATCGCTCCGATGAAGGGCGGCGCCGGCGATCCGGACCTCGCTCCGGTCCTGTCCGCAGTGGTGAGCGGCGGCCACCAGATCATCGCCAGCCCGTTCACCGGCGACGCCGCGCTGACCGCGCTGCGCAACCACCTGGACTTCGTGTCCGGCCCGCTGGAACAACGCGGCGCCATCGGCGTGATCGCCACCACCGGCGCGCTGGCCGACGCCTCCGCCTTGTCCGCCAAGCTGGACAGCGGCCGCATCACCGCCGCCTGGTATCGCGGCTCGGCCAAGCTGTCGGCCGACATCGCCGCCGCCTACGCCGCCGTGATCGCCAGCGAGGAAGATCCGGCCCGTCCGCTGAACACCCTGGAGCTGAAAGGCCTGGACGTGGTGGACCTGGCGTCCCGCACCAGCCGCACCGAGCAGGAAAACGCGCTGTACAACGGCGTCACCCCGCTGGAAGTGGCCGCCGGCGACCGCGTGCAGATCGTGCGCGCCATCAGCACCTACACCAAGGACGCGCAAGGCGTGGACGACGTGTCGCTGCTGGACATCACCACCATCCGCACCCTGGATTACGTGCGCAAGGCTTGCCGCGAGCGCATCGCGCTGCGCTTCCCGCGCGAGAAGCTGTCCGACCGCACGCCGTCCAAGGTCCGCTCCGAGCTGCTGGACGTGCTGTACAAGCTGGAAGAGCTGGAAATCATCGAGCAGGTGGAAGCCAACAAGGCCGGCCTGATCGTCGAGCGCGACCTGCAGGACGTCAACCGCCTGGACGCCAAGATCCCGGTGGACGTGGTCAATGGCCTGCACGTGTTCGCCGGCCGCATCGACCTGCTGCTGTAAGCGCGCGCGGCGAGGCGGCTGATTGCGCAGCCCTAGTCCGCCTCGCCCCCTCCTCCATCCGCAACCTCCCAGCCGGCCGGGCCGCCGCCCGGCCGCCCCATCCCGAATCGAAAAGGAAAGTCTCATGGCTTTGAAAGAATACGCAGGCTCCATCGTCCTGGAAGTGAACGGCCAGGAAATCGACGTCATCGACCTCAATGTCAGCAGCCGAACCGGCCGCAAGATCGTGAAAACGATGAACGCCACCGGCCGCGCCAAGGGCTTCGCCCGCGGCATTTCCGAATACGACCTGGCGGTCACCGTCTCCATCCCGCTGACCGGCGACCTGGACTGGGAAGCGATCGAAGGCGCCAAGCTGACCGAATTCCCGCTGGCCCCGGGCGGCAAGCGCACCAGCTACCTGGACTGCTTCACGCTGGAGGTCGGCGAGAAATACGGCGTGGAAAGCGAAGCGCGCCGTGACATCAAGCTGATGTCGCTGCGGAAAGTGGTGGAATAAAACTATGTAGTAACTAGCACTTAATGTGCTCATCCACGCTTGGTAATTAAAAGGGCTGGGAGTTTAACCACCTCTCAGCCTTATTACCTAAAATATATTGAGATTGGAGAATGATTATGCCGGATCCTAAAAAAGTGGAATTTATTAGAAAAATATATGGCCCGGCAAAAAAGGCTTCTGAAGAAAGTGGAATGTCTCTTGAATTGATTTTAACTCAAGCAGCTCTTGAAACAGGGTGGGGACAAAAATTTCTCGATGGATCAAACAATGCCTTCAACATAAAGGCAAGCGGTGCTGACGGGTGGAAAGGCAAAACAAGATATTATGATGTTCCTGAAGTAATAAATGGGAAAACCGTAATAAAGCATGAAAAATTCAGAGTTTATGACACTATAGAAGACTCAATAAATGACAGAATAAAATTTCTTAAAGGAAATAAAAGGTACAAAGGGATATTTAAGGAAGGAGTTAAAGGTGATTTTTCAAAAGAAGTTGAGGAAATAGCAAAAGCTGGCTACGCAACAGATCCGAAGTATCAGAGCCTACTTCATAGTGTGAACTCTGGATCAACAATGCGAGCAGGCATTGAAGCTGGTAAAAAATTAGAGGCCACATCAATAGGGAAAATTGAAGAAAAAAAAACCATTAACTCTAAAAGTATTTTGGATGAAATTTCAAATATAGCTCAGTCTGAAACAAGCCAAATAACTAATAAAATATGGCCAAAAGAAAAAACGCAATCAAATAATAAAGAGAGTGAGATTGCTGCAGAAAAAACACCCCCTGGAGAGAAAATAATCTTAGCAGCAAAATCACACTTCAAGCCTGGTAAATATGAGTATGGCCGATCAGATAGCAGAAGCAAAAACAAATCAAGCAATGGTAAAACCGACACAAGCCGATTGGAAGAAGATGCCGATGGTGATGGGCTGAAAGGCGTAGACTGCTCTGCACTTGTTTGGCGTGCATTGAAAGAAAGCGGAGTCCCCCTTACCGGACTCCCTTCACAGGCTGGATTCACAACTAGCAGCTTATTTAACGGAAGCGCAGTCACCGAACTCGCAAAAAAGAATTTTACTCCTATTTCGAAAGACAAAGCTCTTGAGCCAGGCGCAATGAAGCCTGGTGACCTAATGATGTTCAGCGGTAAGAGTGGGCAGCACGTAGCTATTTTTGAAGGCTATGACAAAGATGGAAAAGCGAAATTCTTTGGCTCTCAAACTAGCACAGGGCCTGCTTCGACCTATTTGCAGAGCTGGGAATGGAAAAAAAGATTCAAAGGTGCCTTACGATTAAAAAACAATGGCAATCAAGAGAAAGTCAATGCAATTGAGGGGAAAGCATCGGAAGCAGCCAATACGGTCATACCCAACAAGGCAGCCCCGACTACTCCCCATAATAAAAAAACGAGCCAAACCAGTTCCCAAAAACAAGCAGATGCCAATGCTATGGCTGAAAAGGCGAAAGCCAAGCAACACGCCGACGCGGAAGCTGCGAAACAGAAAGCCGCTGAGCAGGCGAAAGCCAAGCAGCGCGCCGACGCCGACGCCGCGAAGCAGAAAGCGACCGAACAGGCGAAAGCCAAGCAACGCGCCAACTCCGAAGCCGCGAAACAGAAAGCGACCGAACAGGCGAAAGCCAAGCAACGCGCCGACGCCGAAGCCGCGAAACAGAAAGCCGCAGAGCAGGCGAAAGCCAAGCAGCGCGCCGACGCCCAAGCTGCGAAACAGAAAGCGGCCGAACAGGCGAAAGCCAAGCAGCACGCCGACACGGAAGCTGTGAAACAGAAAGCAGCGGAGCAGGCGAAAGCCAAGCAGCGCGCCGACGCCGAGGCTGTAAAACAGAAAGCGGCCGAACAGGCGAAAGCCAAGCAACACGTCGACGTAGAAGCTGTGAAGCAGGAAAAGGCTGAGCAAGCTCAGACCAAGATCGAAGCTGCAGGAAAGAAAGAACCCGCTCAGCCCAAACAGCAAGCCGCGGCGAAGCTGGCTCAAAAGCAGCCCGTTCAAGCCAAGCCCGCCCAGCCAGCCAGCCCCGGCAATCTGGATGCCCAGCTAGCCCAGCTTGCCAGCCTGATCGGTCAGTTGAACACTGCGCTGGCCCCGCTGGCCAAGCCCATCCAAATCACCGTCGACGTGCAAAACGGCAACATCGTCGCCGCCGTCAACGCCGCCAACAGCCAACAACAAAGGAGGAGCTGATGTTCAGCCTCAATGTGTTCGCCGGCCTGTCCGCCGGCCCCCTGGTGGATGCCAGCTTCCGCGGCGTGCGCTTCGATTGCCTGAAGAGCGTGGACAGCGCGCAGCGCGACCAGGCGATGCACGAATACCCGTACAAGGACGGGGCCGATGTGGAAGACCTGGGCCGCAAGGCGCGCAAGGTGTCGCTGTCGGCGATGTTCTGGGGCAAGGACTACCAGCACCGGCTGCGCCAGTTCGTCGCCGCGCTGGACGCCGCCGGCCCCGGCGAGCTAGTCCATCCGGTGTTCGGCAGCATGCCGCAGGCCCAGGTGGTGGATTACCAGATCAGCCACGACGCCGACGCCACCGACTCCTGCACCGTGGAAGTCAACTGGGTGGAAGCCACGCCGGGCAATCCCTTCTTCGCCGCCAAGAAGACGCTGCCGCAGGTGGAGGCCATCTCGTCCCAGGTGGACAAGCTGCGCCAGATGGCCGGCGAGGCCTTTTCCAAGGCCCAGGGCCTGGTGGCCACCGCCAAGGGCGCGCTGGCCCGCGTCGCCGCGCTGCGCCAGCAACTGACCGCCACCATCCGCCAACTGGCCGCCATGGCCAACCAGGCGGTGGCCCAGGTGACCGATCTGCTCGCCTATCCGCAGGCCTTCGTCGCCCAGGCCAAACAGCTGGTGGACGAGGCGGCCAACTGGCGCTTCGATCTGAAAGCGGAGATCGGCCCGCTGCCGGCGCTGAAAACCGCCGCCGAGATGTCGTCGGCCACGCTGGCCGACTGGAAGGCGCTGCGCCGCCGGCTGGAAGGCCTGCCGGACGCGGTGCGCCAGAGCATCGCGCCGGTGTCCGCCAGCGCCTCGCTGTCAGTGTGGAGCGACGACCAGCGCCGCATCGACGCGCTGCTGCAATTGAACGTGTCCACCAAGCTCGCCTCCGCCGCCGGCGGCATCTTCGCCAGCGAATCGCAAAAGCCGACGCTGACCCCGCCTGCGCTGGAACAGATCGCCGGCGACGTGCGCGCCTCGCTGCAAACCACTATCGACCAGTGGCGCGCCGCGCTGCCAGCCGAGGACGCCTACAAGGTGGTGGACGGCCTGCGCGAGCTAGGCCTGCAGGTGCAGCAAGGCGCCGCCGCGCTGATCGCCGCCAAGCCGCCGCTGCTGAAGCGCAAGGTGGAATCCGCCTGCAATCTGCGCCAGCTGGCCCACCTGTGGTACGGCGACAGCGAGCGCGCAGCCGAGCTGCTGCGGCTGAATCCGCAGCTGTCCCAACCCAACCATCTGACTCCGGGGACCCTGGTCTATGGCTACGCCAGCTAATCACACCGTCAGCCTGCAGATAGGCGGCCGCCAGCACGGCGATTGGACCCACTATTCGGTCGATTCCGACCTGGTCATGGCCGCCGACGCCTGGCAGGTGTCGCTGGGCTTGCCCGGCGGGGTCTTCCCACCCGATGTGGAACCGGGCGCGATGGTCAAGGTGCTGGTCGGCGACGAAACGGTGCTGATGGGCCGCATCGACGACATCAGCCACAGCGTCGCTTCCGGCAGCCACCAGCTGGCGTTGTCCGGCCGCGACCTGGCCGGCATGCTGCTCGACTGCAGCGCGCCGCTGTTCACCGGCAAGGGCATGACGCTCCAGGACGTGCTGGACAATGTGGTGAAGCCGCTGGGCGTCGCCCGCATCCGCGTCGACGCCAAGGCCAAGGGCCAGATCGAGAAGATCAACGTCGACCCCGGCAACAGCGCCTGGGACGTGCTCACCCGCGCCGCCCAGGCCAACGGCCTGACCGCCTGGTTCGACCCGGACGGCACCCTGGTGGTGGGCGGCCCGGACTACAGCCGGCCGGCCAGCGCGCGGCTGATCCTGCGCCGCGACGGCAAGGGCAACAACGTGCTCAGCCTGGCGGAGACCCGCTCCCACGCGCAGCGCTATTCCGAACTGACGCTGCTGGGCCAGGGCCACGGCCAGTCGCTGACGCCCGGCCGCCACGCGATGCGGCACCACGTCTTCGATTCCGACGTCTGCTACCACAAGCCGCGCATCCAGGTGGAGCCGGACGCAGCCAGCCCGGCCGAGCTGGCTGCCCGCGCCGACAAGATGCTGGCCGACGCCCGCCTGGCCGGCTACACGCTGACCGCCACCGTCGCCGGCCACCGCGACAGCCAGGGCGCGCTGTGGACGCCGGGCCAGCGCATCGAGGTGGAAAGCGAGCCGCACGGCATCAACGGCACCTATTTCCTGATGTCCCGCACCTTCGAAGGCGGCCGCGGCCAAGGCAGCGTCACCCGGCTGACGCTGAAGGAAGACAAGTGCTGGATTCCGGTGATGCGCGCCGGCAAGCAATAAGGAGAAAAACATGTGGCATGAAGTAGACCAACGCATCCGCCGCGCCTTCAGCAATGTGCGCCAGGGCTTCCGCGCGGTGCTCACCCACGTCGACAGCGACGGCGGCGTGCAGGCGGTGCAGGCCGACGCGCTGGCCGGCGAGCGGCTGCAGGACGCCGAGCTGTTCCAGCACTACGGCTACACCTCCAACCCGCCGCCGGGCAGCATGGCCATGGTGCTGCCGCTGGGCGGCCGCACCACCCACAGCGTGGTGATCGCCACCGAGCACGGCAGCTATCGGCTGCAATCTCTGCAGCCGGGCGAAGTGGCGCTGTACAGCGACGAAGGCAGCAAGATCGTGCTCAAACGCGGCCGGATCATCGCCGTGGAGTGCGATACCTTCCAGCTCGACTGCAAGACCTGGCAGGTCAACGCCAGCGAACAGGCCAGCTTTTCCACGCCCAAGCTGAACGCCAGCGCGCAGTTCATCGCCCAGGGCCAGATCAGCGGCAACGGCGGCCTGGCCATTCAGGGCGGCGGCGGCGCCAAGGTCACCGGCAGCGTCAGCGCCAGCGGCGATGTGAAGGCCGGCGGCATCAGCCTGCAAGGCCACATCCACAATGGCGACTCCGGCGGCGTCACCAGCCCGCCAAAAGGCTGAGCCGGCCCCAGGCCGCGCCTCGCGCGGCCACTGACCCCCGTCCCCTGATCCTCCAACCGCCAAACCCGGAAAATAACGCCATGGACCCACTATTGGACCCCATCACCGGCGACTACGCCGGCGGCTCCACCGACACCCTCGCCAACGCCGTCTACCTCCGTCTGATGACCCCGCTCGGCGGCTGGTGGGCCGACCCCACGCTGGGCTCGCGCCTGCATGAGCTGTCCCGCAGCAAGGACAGCAGCCGCATCGACCTGTTGGCCTGCCAGTACGCCGAGCAGGCGCTGCAGCCGCTGCTGCAGGACGGCCGCGCCAGCCGCGTCCAGGTGTCGTCGCAGCGGCAAGGCCCCGGCCGGCTGCTCCTGAACATCGAAGTCGCCGAAACCGGCGGCCACATCCGCCATTTCCAACACCAAGTGAGGATAGCCTGATGCCCCTGTCCACTCCCGATTTCGCCAGCATCCGCGACACGCTGCTGCGAGACCTGCAAAACCTGCGCGCCGACGCCGACATCGCGCCGGACAGCGATTACTTCGTCCGCGCCAGTTCGGTGGCCAGCGCGGTGGAGGGCCTGTACCAGCACCAGAGCTGGATCGCGCGCCAGATCTTCCCCGACACCGCCGACAGCGAATACTTGGAACAGCACGCCCGCCTGCGCGGCATCGTGCGCAAGCCGGCCACCGCCGCCAGCGGCACGCTGCGCATCAACGGCACCGCCGGCGCCGTCGTCACCGGCAGCCTGCAGCTGCGGGTGGGCGAACAGCTGTACGCCACCCCGGCCACCAACCCGGACGGCAGCCCGTATTCGGTCCGGCTGGACGCCAACGGCCAGGCCGAACTGCCCATTTTCGCCAGCCAGGCCGGCAGCGCCGCCAATCAGCCTGACAATCTGCCGGTGGAGCTGATGCAGGCGCCGTCCGGCGTCGGCGCCAAGGCGCTGCTGCTCAGCATGCGCAACGGCGTGGACGTGGAAGACGACGCCGCCCTGCTGGACCGGCTGCTGGAGCTGATCCGCCGCCCGCCGGCCGGCGGCAACAAACACGACTACCGCCGCTGGGCGATGGAAGTGAAAGGCGTCTCCGCCGCCTACGTCTATCCGCTGCGCCGCGGCCTGGGCACCGTCGACGTGGTGATCACCGCCAACGGCGATCTGCCGTCGCAGGAAATCCTCGCCAATGTGCAGAGCCACATCGAAGACCTGCGCCCGGTCACCGCCAAGAGCTGCCTGGTGCTGGCGCCGACGCCGCGTCCGGTGGACATCAACGTGGCGCTCAATCTGGGCGGCGCGAATCTGGACGCTTTCACGCCGCTGTTGCAGCAGACGCTGCAGGCCTACTTCGCCGGCCTCGCCCCGGGCGAGCGGCTGGTCAAGAGCCGGATCGAGGCGCTGATCTCCGACCTGCCCGGCGTGCAGGACCGCCAGCTCAATTCGCCCGCCGGCAACGTCGATCCCGTATCCGATGAAAAGGTGGTGGAATGGCTGCGCCTGGGCAAACTGACAGTGGGGCCGCTGCAATGACGCCGCAACCACCCTATCAGGACTTGCTGACCCGGCTGTTGCCGCCGGTCAGCTACCGCCCGGACGGCCCGCGGCTGCAGGCCGAGCTGGCCAGCGAGGGCGCGGCGCTGGACCGTACCCAGAACTCCGCCCGCCAGCTGGCCGGCGCCGTCACCCCGCAACAGGCCGAAGCGATGCTGCCGGACTGGGAGCGGGTATGCGGGCTGACGCCGCCGCCCGACGCGCCCTACCAGCAACGCCAGCAAGCGGTGCTGGCCAAGCTGGCCGAAACCGGCGGCCTGTCCATCCCCTACTTCACCCGGCTGGCCGCCGGCATGGGTTACAAGATCCAGATCGCCGAGCCGCAACCGTTCCGCGCCGGCGTCAACCGCGCCGGCCAGCAGCTGTGGAGCGCCGACATCCCCTGGGTATGGCAGGTGACCGTGTTCGGCAGCAAGGTGCGCCCCTACCAGTTCCGCGCCGGCCAGTCGCTGGCGGGCGAGCGCTTGTGCGCCTTCGGCGACCCCAGGCTGGAAGAGCTGTTCAACGACCTCAAGCCGGCCCACACCTTCGTCTATTTCGCCTACCAGCCGTAAACGCCTGCCAGCGCGCGCCTCTCGCGCCTCCCCTCCCGCTTTTCCCTCCCCTCGACGCCGATTCCCATCGGCGCCTCCGTCCCATCCTTTTCCAGGAGCGCCTCATGCAAGACCCGATCAAGCCCGTTCCCACGCCGGACCAGAAGTTCCACGACGGCAACCCCTCCACCGGCGAGCTGGGCACCATCGTCTCCGCCAGCTGGCTGAACACCGTGCAATCCGCCATCCAGACCACTCAGCAGGAAGTGCTGTCCGTGATCAACAGCAACAACGGCCAGCAAGCCGACCCGGCGCGCCAGGACCAGCTAGTGCAGGCGATCAAACAGCTGGCCTGGGGCGGCAATGCCAAGCCGACGACCCTGGCGGGCTACGGCATCGCCGATGGCCTGACCCTGCGGCCGCAGTTGGGCGACAAGGTCGACTTGAACAACATCGCCGACGACGGTCTCTATCACAATCCAGGCAACGCCTACGCCGCCAACGGCGCCAACTACCCGGCGCCGTACGCCGGCTTGCTGTTTGTCTTTGCCGATGGCGAGATGGTCTACCAACAGTATCAGTGCTACAACAACGGCGGCTGCTGGTACCGTTGCCGCTACCGCGGCAACTGGAGCCAATGGCAGAAGCTGGCCGACGCCGCCACCACGCTGGCCGGCTACGGCATCACCGACGGCGCGACCAAGGCCGAGCTGAAGGCGGCGGTGGACGGCCTGGTCAGCGGCGCGCCGGGCGCGCTGAACACGCTGCAGGAACTGGCCGCGGCGCTGGGCAACGACAACAACTTCGCCGCCACCATCACCAACAAGCTGGCCGGCAAGGCCGACAAATCCAGCTCTCTGGCCGGCTACGGCATCAACACGCTGGCGCTGTCCACCGCGCAAACCTCGCAGATCATCAAGACCACGCCCAACGTTTACGACAACAATCTCTATACCAGCGGCACGCTGGAACTGCGCTCCACCGGCACCGACTTCCCGTCTCTGGGTTTGCATCGCCCCGGCAACAGCGCGGTGGCGCTGGTGCACAAGAACTATGGCGACGATACCCTGATGCTGAAGGAGGCAGCCGGCGGCGAATATCGCGTCTGGCATAGCGGCAACGATGGCTCCATCATCAGGAAACGCCGCTATCGCATCTGCGCCGACGACAAAACCTCTCTCGACAATGATGTCGCCGCCGGCGAGATGGGCTTCAATTACGCGACATCCAGCGGCGTCAACGGACCCTACATCGCCTTTGGTGGGCTGGGCGGCAATATCGACTACTCTTGCCAACTGACCGCCGACTATCAAAATGGCAATCTTATTCGCTTCCGGACGCGCAATGACGACCAAGTCAAGCGCTGGAACCCCTGGCGCACGCTGATCCACGAAGACTACCTGACCGGCCAGGTCGCCTTCTTCGCGATGTCCGCTCCGCCGCAAGGCTGGCTGAAAGCCAATGGCGCAGCGGTGAGCCGCAAGGACTATCCGTCCTTGTTCGCGGCGCTGGGAACCTACTATGGCGCAGGCGACGGCTCCACCACCTTCAATCTGCCAGACCTGCGCGGCGAGTTCGTGCGGGGCTGGGATGACGGACGCGGCGTGGACGGCGGACGCGGCTTCGGCACCTGGCAAGCGCAAGACGTACAGGCTCATACCCATCCGCAGTGGTTCCCCCAACTGTTAAATGGCGCGCCTGGTGGTCTGGGCAATTTTGTTGGGGATCACTCCGGCCCGCAGAACTCCGTCAACGCCAGTCGCCCCATTTTGCCGAACGCAGGCCAGGAAACCCGCCCCCGCAACATCGCCCTGCTCGCCTGCATCAAATACTGAGGATTCCGCCATGCCTGACAACAACAAAACCGTCTACGCCTACCACCCGCAAAGCGGCGAATACCAAGGACCGACCGCGGCCGATCCCTCGCCGCTGCAACCCGGCGTCTGGCTGCTGCCGGCCTACAGCACCGAGTTGCAGCCACCGGCCGCCGCCGAGCGCCAGACTGCCGTCTTCCACGACGGCGGCTGGACCGTGACGCCGGACTGGCGCGCCGTCAAACTGTGGAGCATCGAGTCCGCGCAATCCGTCCAGGCTCGCCTGGGAGACACGCCCGACAGCCTGCGCGCCACGCTGCTGCAGCCCTGCGACTTCCCGGTCTGGGACGGCAAGAACTGGGCCATCAACAAGACGGCTCAGGCCGCCGCGCTGGCGCAGAAGACCAGCGCCGAACTGAAACAGCGCCTGGCCGACGCCTACGCCGCCCGCCGGCCGCTGGAAGACGCCGAGTCCATCGGCATCGCCACCGCCGACGAGCTGCAAAAGCTGGCCTCCTGGAAACGCTACTGCGTGGACCTGTCCCGCCTGCCGGACCTGGCGATGTGGCCGCGGCTGGTGGACGCCGACTGGCCCAAGCAGCCCGCCTGAAAACCTAACTCGCGACACCTGGAAACGGCAGCCCCACGCTGCCGTTTTTCGCGCTTGCCGCACTGACATCCGTCCACTGAGCCGCCTCGCCCGCCTGCCGCACAATCACCGTCATTCCAAATCAGCGACATCTGTCATCGGCCCCGGCGGCCGATTTCTCTTTACCAGCGGGAGGCGCCCCACATGCAAGACCAGCTCAAACCCATCAACAGCCCGGACGGCCAGTTTCACGACGGCAACCCTTATACCGGAGAACTTGGCACCGTAGTCACCTCCGAGTGGCTGAACGGCATGCAGTCGGCGGTACAGTCCGCCCAGCAGGAAGTGCTGACCCTGCTCAAGACCAGCGGCCAAAGCCCCGACCCCTCGCGCAAAGATCAGTTGCAGCAAGCCGTACAGAACATCGCCTGGGGCGGCAACAGCAAACCTACCACGCTGGCAGGATACGGCATCGCCGTCGCCAGCCAGGCCGAGGCGGAAACTGGCACAGACAACGTCAAGGCAATGACGCCGCTGCGCGTGGAGCAGGCGCTGAACGCCGCCGGCCTGTCCGGCTACGCCAAAATCATCACCAGCGGCTCGCTGCAAACCGTGCGCCCCAACGGCCTCTATCACGTTGACAGCAGCCTGGTGAACGGAACCCCGGATAAAAGCAACGGCATGCTGCTGGCCAACTTCCTCAACGACAAATGGGGCAGCCAGGTCTACTGGATGTGGGGCGGCGCCACTTACGAACAACTGCTGGAAAACGGCAACTGGCAACCTTGGGTCAAGCTGCTGAAAACCGGGCAGCAAAGCACGCTGGCAGATTACGGCATCACCGACGGCGCCAGCAAAACCGATCTGCAAAAAGCGGTCAACGATCTGGTCGCCGGCGCGCCCGGCGCGTTGAATACCTTGCAAGAACTGGCGGCGGCGCTGGGCAATGATCAGAACTTCGCCGCCACCGTCACCAACAAGCTGGCCAGCAAGGCCGACAAATCCAGCTCGCTGGCCGGCTATGGCATCAACACGCTGGCGCTATCCACCGCGCAAACCTCGCAGATCACCAAAACCACGCCCAACGTTTACGACAACAATCTCTATACCAGCGGCACGCTGGAACTGCGCTCCACCGGCGCCGACTTCCCATCTCTGGGTTTGCATCGCCCCGGCAACAGCGCAGTGGCGCTGGTCCATAAAGGCTATGGCAACGATACCCTGATGCTGAAGGAGGCTTCCGGCGGCGAATATCGCGTCTGGCACTCCGGCAACGATGCCTCTTTCATCAAGCGACGCCGCTATCGCGTCAGCGTTGACGATAAAACCTCCCTCGACGACGCCATCACCGCGTGCGAGACAGGCTTCAACTACGGCACCTCCAGCGGCGTCACCGGTCCCTTTATCGCTTTCGGCGGTCTGGGAGAGGCAAACAGCAATCTCAGCTACTCCTGCCAACTGAACGCCGACTATACCACCGGCTACGTGATGCGCTTTCGCACCCGCAACGATGACGCCAACCGTTGGAATCCTTGGCATACCTTAATTCATGACGGCCATTTGACCGGCCAGGTCGCTTTCTTCGCGATGACCACCCCGCCCGATGGTTGGCTTCGAGCTAATGGCTCAGCGATCAGCCGCAGTACGTTCGCTTCGCTATTCGCCGCTATCGGCACCACATACGGCGCCGGCGATGGCACCACCACCTTCAACCTTCCCGACCTGCGCGGAGAATTTGTACGCGGCTGGGATGCCAACGTGGATCAGGGCCGGGTATTTGGCTCCAAACAGAAAGGCACTCTGGTTGTCACCAACGAATACTTCAACGACGGCGAGCTGTACAACATCAGTACCAATGTCGGCCTAGGCCACGCCATGGACGGCACTACCGCCTTTGGTGCCGATGTGCCCAACTTGGCCGAATACCCAGGACTAGAATTGCACTCGGTCACCGGCAACAGGGCCACTCTGGATAACTATGTCAGCTCGATCGGTGTCGCCCGCCCCCACAATATCGCCCTGCTCGCCTGCATCAAATACTGAGGATTCCGCCATGCCTGACAACAACAAAACCGTCTACGCCTACCACCCGCAAAGCGGCGAATACCAAGGACCGACCGCGGCCGATCCCTCGCCGCTGCAACCCGGCGTCTGGCTGCTGCCGGCCTACAGCACCGAGTTGCAGCCACCGGCCGCCGCCGAACGCCAGACTGCCGTCTTCCACGACGGCGGCTGGACCGTGACGCCGGACTGGCGCGCCGTCAAACTGTGGAGCATCGAGTCCGCGCAATCCGTCCAGGCTCGCCTGGGAGACACGCCCGACAGCCTGCGCGCCACGCTCCTGCAACCCTGCGATTTCCCAGTCTGGGATGGCAAGAACTGGGCCATCAACAAGACGGCTCAGGCCGCCGCGCTGGCGCAGAAGACCAGCGCCGAACTGAAACAGCGCCTGGCCGACGCCTACGCCGCCCGCCGGCCGCTGGAAGACGCCGAGTCCATCGGCATCGCCACCGCCGACGAGCTGCAAAAGCTGGCCTCCTGGAAACGCTACTGCGTGGACCTGTCCCGCCTGCCGGACCTGGCGATGTGGCCGCGGCTGGTGGACGCCGACTGGCCCAAGCAGCCCGCCTGAAAACCTAACTCGCGACACCTGGAAACGGCAGCCCCACGCTGCCGTTTTTCGCGCTTGCCGCACTGACATCCGTCCACTGAGCCGCCTCGCCCGCCTGCCGCACAATCACTGTCATTCCGAATCAGCGACATCTGTCACTAGGCCTGGAGCCGTTTACTCTTTTTACGGGAGGCATTTCCATGCAAGAGCAATTCAAATCCATCACCTGCTCCAGAGCAGTAATACCTAATAATCCCTATACCGGAGCGCTTGGCACCTTCGTCACATCGGAGTAGCTGAGCAATGTACAGCCGGCGGTTTAATCCACGCAGAAAAAGCTACTGGAATTGTTGCAAGACCGCAAGCCGCAGATCAATACCAATACCAATTGCGACAACCAATTTCTACATGCAGTGTGCAGCGCAACCAAAATCATGATTTATGTTAGCGGGTCTTGGCAACGTGCTTTACCTCAAGCGTAAAATAGAGCCTTCCAGCAGTACCTGCCCTTATCAGGGCCTAATTTTGTTATCAGTTCTTGAGTGGATTTTGAAAATACTTCAAATACTCATTACCAAATTTATATGAGGCATAATCATTAAGATGACCGACATCTCTATAAATTGGCACCCCATTGATCTCCGTTTTGCAAGTTCCACCCCTGCATTGAATATCTTTAGGATCAATAACAATTAAGCCTGGGTAATCTTTATTAAGCTTGGAAAATAATATGGAGAACCACTCAGTGTCTTGGTTCGTTCTCGTACTGAAATCACAGCTATCATACCCATAGCTCTGCCTGAGCTTTATATGCTTATAATAACATGCAAAATAGTTTTCAGGCATGCTATAAATTGTCTTCATGATAACAGGCTTCGCTCCAGACTCCTCAATGATATTTAATGCATTCCGCAACGCGGCTTCAACCCGCCCTCTAGACAATGCAACAGAACGCGGATCATCCAGCTTATTAATTACGTTATCACCAGAATAATTTATCCAAACTTGACCAATAATAACATAATCAAATTTATTATTTTTTATTCTTTGGAAATATTGCTGAGTATTGTTATAGCAGTTTTGATAGACAGTATTTTTGAAGGTCCACCAATCAAATAAATAAATGTTTGGCAAAGTCAAACAAGATGATGTGCCCTGAACAGAAATCGATAGATTAGCATCTTTTGCCAATACATCGAAAAATCCCCAAAAATGATTTGAATGGGAGTCGCCAATTAAAAGTGCCTTCCTTTTCGAAAACCTGTTCCCAATAATGCAGTTAGCGCTTATTTCTGATGCATCTCCATCAATACAAGATTCTCTGTACTTCGACGAGTAATCTCTGATCTCAGAGTTAATTCGTGTGTACTCGGCACCAAACCGTTCTGAAAATCCATTGAAGTAATTACTTGCTGTATATAACGCAATAGAAATGAAAATGGGCAAGAAAATCATAGAAAATACCGTCTTCTTTAGCGCCCATTGCATTCTCCGGCATGGCTTCTCAATCAGAGAGTATGAGACAAATGCAACAAAAAATGTCATTAAATAGCAAAAAGCTTTGAATTTGATATTATTTTCAAAACCAATATATTTTCCTGCTGCAAAAATAGGCCAGTGCCATAAATATAGCGAATAAGACATCTTACCTAAATTAACCAAAATAGGCGCAGATAAAACCTTATTAAAAAAACCATTCCCTCCCTCACCTACGAATATCAATACGGCTACAGAAAAGCATACTATTATTGCGTGATAATCAGGAAAACCAATATCTATATTTTTTAATGTGGCGATAAAGATTAAAATACAAAAAAACACTACCCCCAATACTGTCGCCCAAAAACTACTGCTTATTTTCTTACTACCCCCCCAAAAAACAACGCAACTTCCCATCAAGAATTCGAACATTCTAGATGTCAAAAGAAAATAACTCTTGTCTGGATATTTTCTAGAAAAATAAAGAGATAGCAGCACCGCCCCTATAGTAAATCCCAGCACAATATGTTTCACATTTCCATGTGAACATTTTTTAAATAAAAACACCAAACCAGCCGGCAATATTAAATACCACTGCCATTCAATTGATAATGACCATGTATGCAATAGAAGTAGAAATGATGAATCTGTCGCTGCATAGCTCGTCACGACTCGTGAAAAGTGTTGATTAGATATAAATGATGCCGCATATCTTGTACTATTTGCATAGCTAATCAAATCCTCTGGCAAATAATACAGCGCGGCTAAAATAGAGGTGAATAACATTACTGCTATTAAATTTGGCTGCAACCGCCATAGCCGTCTAGCATAAAAATTAGACAGCGAGAATTTATTGCTTTTAATTCCAGAATAGCAAATTGCTGTTATTAAATATCCGGAAATCACAAAAAATATATCTACCCCAATAAAGCCAGAAGGAAATAAACTTAGTCCTCCGTGAAAAGATAAAACCAATAAAACTGCAATCGCGCGCAGCCCATCAATATCTGCACGATACTGGATAGTTTTTTCAACTTTGGATACCGCTATGCGGTTGGAAAATGGGAAAACAAGCGATGATAGCGACTTCATATTGTGGCAGGGAGAATTAAAAATCTTGAATTAATAAAAAGTAGTTTATATTTCGCACTGAGACAACTAACAATGTCACCATTGCTTATGGTCCAGTTTTATGAAATGGTTATTTATCAGCCAATACACATTTACTATAATATCGGCCAGCTTATCACTTATTACAATGATACCATGCAGCATTGACGCATAGATAATTTATACACCTAAGACCCATTAACAAAAATTGGCAAAACAAGTTGGCGATAAGCCTTGTCAGACAAGCATGAGACGTCAACTTCTTACCCAGAAGCTGTAGAAATAGCTACAACTACTGCCTCCCATACCACCTCATCGTCGCGACAAGGGTGTCCGCGCTTGGATGACTTAGCTGTCCAGAACGGCATCCTGTTCGTTCTTACCACTGGTATTCCGTGGGCAGGCCTGCCACAGCAGCTGGGCTTCGGCAGTAGCATGGGCTGCTGGAAACGACTGTGGGATTGGCAACAGCAAGGTCTCTGGGAGTAACTCCATCTGGCATTACTCACACAGCTTAACAGTGCAACCAGATTGATTGGAGCCGCGCCAGCATCGATGGGGCGACTCCAGGGGCTCAATCCCACCGACCGAGGCAAACTCGACAGCAAACGGTACATAGTCGTAGACCGCCGTCGCCTGCCCTTGGTGCTATACATTACCAGCGCGAACCAGCGTAACTCGATAATGTTTGAGTCATTGGTCAATGCCATCCCGGCCATTCCCGGCTTGCTGGGCAAACCACGAAAACGACCAGACCGGCTGCATACCGACAAGGGTACGACTACCGCCGTTGTCGGGACTATCTTCGGCGACGGAGCATCCAGGCCCTCATTGTCCGCCAAGGCGTTGAGAGCCGCGAGAGACTAGGGTGGCATCGCTAAGTGGTCGAACGAAAGCATGCGTGGCTGGGTTCGGTAAATTACGCATCCGCTTCAAACAACGGTTCGATACGCATTACTCGCTGTTGAATCTAGCTTACTATTTGATTTTCTTGAGATTTACTGAGAAGCTTTGTTCGCGATTCTCTATCACAGCAACATCAGCATCACGCACATACAGAAGTCCAACAATATTGGCTTATTGCGCACTGGACTCGTGCGCGGCACTGACACCCGTCCACTGCTCCCCCCGCGCCAACCGCCGCACAATATCCGTCACGTTCAATCAGCGACATCCGTCATCGGCCCTACGGCCGATTTTTCTTTACCCAGCGGGAGGCGTTTTCCATGCAAGACCAGCTCAAATCCATCAGCACTCCAGACAGCCTGTTTCGCGATGGCAACCCCGCCACGGGCGAGCTCGGCACCGTCGTCACAGCCGATTGGCTGAACAGCATGCAGTCAGCCGTGCAATCCACCCAGCAGGAGCTGCTGGCCGTGATCAACAGCAACAACGGCCAGAAAGCCGATCCGACGCGCCAGGATCAATTGCTGCAGGCGATGCGCAACATCTCCTGGGGCGGTAACAACAAGCCCACCACGCTGGCCGGCTACGGCATCGCCATCGCCAGCCAGGCCGAGGCGGAAGCGGGCACCGACAACGTCAAAGCCATGACGCCGCTGCGCGTCGAGCAGGCGCTGAACGCCTTAGGCCTGTCCGGCTACGCAAAAGTCATCACCAGCGGATCGCTGCAAGCCGTGCGTCCCAATGGCCTGTATCACATAGACAGCAATTTGGTGAGTGGAACCCCGGATAAGAGCAATGGAATGTTGCTGGTCAACTTCCTCAACGATAAATGGGGCAGCCAGGTCTACTGGATGTGGGGCGGCGCCACTTACGAACAACGGCTGGAAAACGGCAACTGGCAACCTTGGGTCAAGCTGCTGAAAACCGGGCAGCAAAGCACGCTGGCCGATTACGGCATCACCGACGGCGCCAGCAAAACCGACCTGCAAACAGCAGTAAACAATCTGGTAGCAGGCGCGCCCGGCGCATTGAACACCCTGCAGGAACTGGCGGCGGCGCTGGGCAATGACGCCAACTACGCGGCTTCGATCACCAAGCAGCTGTCGGGCAAGGCCGACAAAGCCACCACGCTTAGCGGGTACGGTATAAGCGATGCGTTTCCATTACGCCCCCCATTAGGAGCAGGTGTTGACCTCAATACGGTGCAAGATACCGGAATTTTTCACCAACCAAGGAATGCTAATATTTCAACCGGGCAGAACTATCCAGCTGAATTAGCTGGCATGCTAATGGTTTACTCATCTGATTCAATGGTATATCAAATTTATCTTCCATACGATGGGAGCAATATATCATGGCGGGTTGGGTACAATAAAAATTGGAGCATCTGGAAAAGATCTGTCGATTCGACCTATGTTGACACTAAGGCCAAAACTGAGGCCGATCGAGGTCGAGATGAGGCAATCAAATCAACAAATAAGCACTTCCCCGGTCAGTTAGTTCCCATGTTCACATCCAAGCCACCGGCTGGACTACTAATCTGCAATGGTGCAGCAGTATCCCGAGATATTTACCCAGATTTGTTTAGCGCCATCGGAACAACATATGGAGCTGGAGATGGCACCAAAACATTCAATCTGCCCAATATACCAGATGGTTTTGCTATGCTGGCCGCAAATGGAACTCCTGTAGGAGCAATAACTCAAGGAGAAATAAAATCACACTCTCATGCAACCAATTCTTCAGTAGATGAGGCTGGAGGGCACCTTCATGGAATGAATTTGACAAGCCAAGGTGGTAATAGCAACCCAGCAGGAGCAGTTGCATCTGCAGGTTACAACTGGACAGGTTATAATCCTAGCCCAATGAACATAGCTGGGGCACATACACATAATATTACAGTCAATATTCAAGCTACGGGCAGCCCCAGTAATTACGCATCTGGAATGAAGGTGACTATCTGCATCGCTTATTGA